CTTTTAATAATGATTTTATCTGTTAGGTGGAGGGGTTTATGGGGGTTACCACCCCCTCCACCGCAGATAACGACCTTACAAACTACTAAGTAGCGGAGGTCTGAAGAACCGCAAATGCTCCTGGCAAGCCAACCGCGATTGCGTGGCGAGTAGTAACCCGAACCGCTGACATATTCTTTTCAAACAAATTGTCTGAACCGACAGTCGCGTGTTCCGAGATATTTATCGCCATATCGTCACGGACACCCCAGTAAAGGTGCTTCAAATTACCGAAAATAATGAACTTGGTTGAAACAGCAGTAGCGGAAGGCATTTTATCTGAAAGATACACAGGATATCCCCAGAGGGTGCCTGCAACAGCAGACGGAAAACCTTGTCCTGCGATACCTGTAAGAATAGGGTTAGCCGCAGAAATAAAGTAATCCCCACCCGTAGATGCCTTTTTCTTCTGAACAATAGCCCATACAGTTCGGTGCATTATGAAAGCAGACCCTTGTAACGCCCACGGCTTAACCTGTGAGATTAAGTCACGGAGGTTATCTGGAGAGGCGGCTTCGGCAAAGGTGTCATCACCAGTCGGCGCAATTACGACATTCGTGCCAGAGGCATTGAGAATGCCAGTAAATGGAGAGCCAGAACCAGTAAGACCTTGCTTATCCGCTTCGCCCGCTATCGCTTCCGCAAAAAGTTCGGTTAGGAGGTCAACCACATCAACATTCGCATCTGCCAAAAGTTCATTGGTCATAGCAGTAAGACCCACGAGGGTTTTACTAAGCAACGCAACTTCTTCAAATACAGGTTGAGAGGGAGTTCCAGCCGCACCTTCACCTGGATACGATACGGTCACCGCTGAAGCAAGGCGAGGGACACGCAAGGTGTCGTATCTCATAGGATATCTACGAGAGAGTTTTGGCACGAGACCAAAATCCTCTACGATACGATTTACCTCGGCAGCCCATTCTTCAGGAACAATGAAGCCACCAGCCGAAGCTGTGCCTTCATTCATCGCTTTGAAGCTCGCAAGAGTAGCATTATCCTTGCGGAAAAGTGCTTTTACGAACTCAACGACTTTGGCTTTTTTGTCCATTTTCTCAAGGTCTTCTTGCGATTTCCCGATTAAATGGGCAGGAAAATTGCCGAACCTTCGGTCAATTTTATCCAAGCCAAGTTCCTTAACCTTTGCGTCAATCGCTGTGCCTGCAATATTGGTAAGGAGGTTTGATAGTTCTTCTTTGGTCAACTTTAAGTTGTCCATAATAAGAAAAATCTATTTATTGCCTTTTGAGAATGCGATTTAGAACCGCATTAGAAAGCTCATTTTGTCTATCGGCTTCCCTTTGATGGCTCCTTAATTCCTTTAGAGTTTCCAAAGAAATTTCTAATTTACCACCATTACCCTCCGACCTTTTTTTCTGCTGACCCCCAGCAGGGGTATTACCGCCCTTTTCAGGTGGTTCAGTTGCATTAAGCAACTCATCCAATACGGCAATACTTTGTTTCATAGTTGAGATAGAACCAGAGATTAAATCTCGGTTCTTTGCGGATAAAATCCGTCCTGCTTTCGTTTCTACGCATTTCACGCATTTTTCTGGTCGGCATATCACCGCAGATACGCCATCGGTTAATTCTATGGTGCGTAAAGAACCCTCCTCACATTTGGAAACATCCTCTTGCCGAAAACGCCAATTAGCTTCCGTTTCATCAACTTTGTCTGTCCTAAAATCGTGGTCTTCCGCCCATTTCTTTGCGTCAGTAAGGGTTGGAAATATCTTTTTAGAAAGAATTATAGTTTGGATAAAAGTGCCTTCTTGTTTTTGAAAGTATTTTATTTTTCCGTCTTTCATCAAATCACAAAATTCCTGATTATAAGTCGGCTTGTCGGGGTCGCAGAATATAGCACCACACGCCTGCGGATTATATTCAGGATTATCTGGCTCACATATAGCGGGTTTGGTTTCTTTGCATTTGTCGGGGTCATAATCAGGACTATCTGGGTCGCAAATGTTTTTCGGTATCACCGATACATCTAATCCTTTCGCCATAGCAAGGGCTAGTGCCTGCGGATTAGCGGGAACAGGCACAAAAGATAATTCTAAAAGTTCGGCTTTAGTAATGGTCATTCCATTTCTTTCTTTCGGAATAAAGCCAACTGATACGGTTTTCAAAATACCATCGGCATATAATCTGCGGACTTGTTCCGCTTTAGGATTTGCTTTTTCATCTGCGAAACGCCCAGAAATAAGCAATCCCTCCATTTCGCTATTAGGCAATTTACCTATTTTGGTATTTTCAGCAATGCCAATAGGCAACTCGTGATATTGGTGAGCCCATAAAATAACAGGGTTTTTCAAAAAATTCTCTAAATCCCAACCTTTCGGGTCAATAATCTCCCCGTCCCTATCTACATCGGCAGTAGAAGCGATAACATCAAATTTGTTATCTTCCTTAATTTTTACTATGCCTTTTAGGTATTGTTTCATATTTTTATTATACAATATTCCCCCTATTTTTAGTATAGCATAAATCAAGACGCAATGAGCCGTTTCAAATACACAACATAATCCGTTCCCTGCAAAACAACCCCAATCAATTCCCAACCCAAAGCCCCCTGATTATTCAAAGCATTTTCAATCTGTGCCAGAGTTGTGCCAACAGCAACTTTTACAATTTTATATTGCCATTTCATAAAGGATTATCAGTTAAAAGATTAAGCACATATTTTATTCTGTCATCTGTATATTTAACATCAACCCAGCCGATAGATGCGACAATCTTTGCCTTGAAATTGGTATAGGATAGTTCAGTAACGAAAGTAGTTTGAGCAATAACAATTTCATCAATTTTTGTTGCGGTTGGTTTTCCGTTAGTTTCAAAATCTGTCTTATCAGTATTCTTTGCATCAATGTCTGCTTGCAATCCATTCGGGTTTTTTTCTAAATTGGTTTTGTATAAATATGGCATAAAATTATCCGACAAGGAGTGAGAAACCCACCTCGCTTGCCGAAGTTACCTGACAATAAACAATCAATCTATAATTGATGTAAATGTTTTCCAAAAACATCGGCTCTGTCCCGCCTTTCTTGCCATACATAATAATATCGGGGGCAGACGGGATTGAAGCGGGAGCGTCAGCAGGCAAGTCGGTCAATATCAAAGATGTTCCGACAACATTCGCCACCAAAGTTTCGCTGTTTGGTTTCGTGCCAGCATAGACATTGTAACTTACTGCCCCCGTAATTGCCGACCACGAAACTGTAACCTTGTTTGTGTCGGTAGTTGCCCCAGTTGTTACAAACTTATTACCCAAACTTGGCGGACTTTCCAATCCGTTTGCGTCAATCGCAGTTAAGCGAACATAAATCTTTTGACTTCGTGGTATGTTTCCGCCTGTCGTTGCCGCCGCCAAACTCGGTTGAGAGGGGTCGTCAAGCGTAGAAATATCTCTGTCAATATAAATCTCCCAGATGCCGTCTCCTGTTTTTGACGAAATAGTAAATCCCGTAATCGGCACTCCGCCAATATCAACATCAACAATTCTTATCCTTGTGTTTGAAGTTGATATTTGTGAATTGGTTGTAAGTGGTAGTGCCATATTTTTATTATATCAAACTATAAGTTATATCAACATTTCGGGTATAGTTCGTTAGAGAAGTGGAAAAAATATCAATATCAACTTTCTTTCCACTATCAATAACTATACCTTGTGATTGGTTTGAAGCGAAAAATCTAATGTGTTTTTTGTTTGCTATCTGTTCAACTTCTTCCATTAAAACTTCAAATCCTTGTATCGTAACTTGTCCTGTAACGGTGGCATTTGTTTCGGTTATATTAGTAATTTCCAAAACACCATAATCATCTCCTTGAAAAATCATTACTGCTCTCCGCTTATCAACTCCAAGCGGTGAAGCGATTGAAATTGTGCCGACCCTCCCCGTAATTCCGTTTTGATTGGTATAAGTTATATTGATATTAAAAGTTGCCGTATTTACCAAAGCGGTAGTAACTATAACATCAATGTTGCTGAAAAATCTGTCCGTTTCCGCATTGAAAAGTTTTACAAAAGTGTTCGTGCCGAAATTATATGTCGCCAAATCTTCTCGGACTGCCAATCTTGACCTTGTCCCAGCCGCAGACGACAAAGAACTGAAATTGTGTATCAACATTTTCTTTCCAGTCGGCACAATAAATCTAATAAAATTACGCCAAGTGCTTACGACAAGAGGAGCAAAAAGTGCTTGGCGATATAAACTGTGGGCAGGAGAAATTGCGGCTTGAGATATCGTTCCCGAAATTGGTATAGGTATTCCACCTGTTTGACCTTGAACATTTACAACTTTGCTTGACGCTGTTCCCGCATTACTAATTGTATCTATATTATCCTGTATGAGTGTTTGTAGTTTGGTTTCAATATCATCAACAAATCCCTTAATCGCAATCAATTCTGTTTTTGTCGCCAATAAAGTGGTTTCAGTCGCAAAATCTTTTGCATTGAGCGTTGCCAATGCTCCCTCAATACCATCAGTAAATCCTTCCAACCCATCAACAAATCCTTTTATCGCTTGAAGTTCCGCAAGCAAAGATGGGGCTTGAACAAAAGCAGAGTTTTTAGTGGTAGCCACAGGGTCGGCTTCCACATCCATTCTCGTATCACTATCGCCATCTTTTATTTCAACCGCGCCAATTTGAATATCACCAGCGTTTATCGTAATATCCAAATTCTCCAAAGTCGTAATTATCGTATCCAGTTTTTTCGTAACAGCGTGTAGGTTAATATCATCACCAATCGCCACTACCGCTTCCAATGCTTGATAAAATCTTTTCCTATCCTTCGTTGCCAAAATAACAGGTATTGCCTCACTCGGTTCGGAATTGCTAATCCGCATAGAGGTAGGAAATTCCTGCTTAAAATCTTCGGGATTAGTAATTTTGGTATCTATTTTTGTCGGGAAATGCGTTTCAGGAAAATTCTGAACTTCAACTTTGAAAATCTGATTTTTAATTTCACCACACCATTTTCCGATGGTAAGGGATAGGGAAGTTATGCCATCGGAGAGGGCAGAGAACCCCTCAAAAATTTTGTCAAAGAACCCCCCTATCCCTTTAACCTCCACTTCTTTAGTGGGATTAAGAACTTCCACTTTGGAGGTTTCGGGGAAATTAGAGATAGCCACTTCTTTGAGTGGCTCGGTGGGGTTAATTATTTCGGCTTTTATTAAATCTGGCGGCTGCTGATTTTTTATTTCCGTCAGAGTTTCACCAACCTTTTTTAATTCATTTCTAAGTCCAAGAAGCGGAGGCAATAATTCCGCTTTTAATGCCTTTCTTAATTCAATTTCCTTTTCATTATCCATAATCTATACATAATTGGTTCAAATCTATGCAAATTTACCCTAATCTACTCAAAAACAGGGAGGGTAGTGCAAACACAATTCGGGTGGACAGGGGGTTGGTCAAATGTTTCACCGCTTACCGCCCTAAATTCGGCATCAATATCCACCACATCACCATCTAAAGAAAGGCAATCATCATCTTCTGGGTCAACCACCAACCACCTCTTTTTGGTCACCCCCGCCTGTTTATAGGCATCCACGCCAGCGAAATTGGCAGAAGCAGACGCTTCGGTGCGGGCGGCTCGGTCAGAGCGATAATCCCTTTCCGCCTCATAAAAAGTGCTAACCCTTTCCGATAATTGTTCGGGAGTTTCTTTTTCATCTAAACCAATCTCAATTTCTTTGAGTAATTTATCTGCGGTAGTTTCATCAAAAGTTCGGGAAAATAAAGCGGCTCTTTCGGTAAGAAATTCCAATCCCTCTGGGGTAGTCGGGTCATAAGTTCCTGTGGCACCAGTAATGAGAAACGCCTGCTCACCTGCCGTTTTAAGCCAACTTCTTATCCGAGGTGTAATTAAACGAATACCAGTCGCTACCGCAGTCCTGCGATTATAAATAAAATCTTCCGGTGCCTTAATAGAATACTCGGCAGGTTCTAATGCTTTGGTTTCCTCTTTTATATTTTTCAAAACCTCTTTTTCTTGGTCAACCAGAAAATTATCTAAATCTTTGGCGAAAGGTTTTGGTTCAACATCAAAAAATGCTTTCCAAATTTGAATATAATTTTTTACTGCCAACTCGGTTAATTCCCTCGCTGGTTTGGTTTCATCTTTCTTCATTTTTTCAGCAACAAAATCATTTATGATTTTATCAATTTCACTTTCTTTCTTTTTCTTCTTTATTCTCGGTTTGGGACTTTGTTTAATAGGTTCGGTGGTTTCGTCTATTGGGATTTGCGCTAAAGTGCCAAAGAATTTATTGCCCTCTTGAGTAGGAGGCAATCCCTCCTTTTGCCTTATCTCATTTCTGGAAAACCATTTATCTATGCCTGCGGTGTATTCTGCTATAACCTGTGTCCTATCTTCTGGGACAGGGGAGGTAAAATGAAGCCATAAATCATCACCAAATTCTGGGACAAGAAACTCATTTAAGGTATCTACAATCCTTTGCATTAGCGGTTTAATTGTCCTATCCGCGAAAACGAAATTACTCGCTTCGGCATTAGAGCGGTTTACATCTTCCACAATACCTATAACCGATTTTGGAGTTCTAAATAAAGCTAAAATTTCATCTCTGCCAAAAGTTCTTTGTGCCAAGAAATCCATATCCTTTTGTGACCTCGCTAAATCTTGCCATTTTAATCCGCCAGAAAGGATAAGAGGTTTATGAGCATTTAGGGAGGTTTGATATTCCTGCTCAAATTGCGCTCGTAATCTTTTATATTCTTCATCGCTCATTTCAGCGGGGCTATCTTTAATAAGCATTCCATCTGGTCGTGCGGAGTTTTTGAAAAAACTATAATTCCAAACCCTCGCCTCATTATCGGTTTGTATAGCCCATTCAGCGGCTTCAACCACACTCATACCTCTATGTGGAAATGGGTGGTTGCCAAGAGGATTAAAATTTTTGAAATGTAATATCTCATTTGCCTTAAAAGGAATTTTTTGACCCTGCTGATTATAAACATATCCCGATACCAATAAGGGATTTTCTTTGCTTTGGATTATCTGAACATTATCGGGTCGTAAAAGCCAAATCTCTTTTATATCACCCTCACCATTTTTATCTCTCGCCAAAAACCAGAAAGCATTACCATCTAAATCAAGAAATGCTTGCGTGCCTACAAATAAATCTTTCATAGTCATTGTCGGATTGACCTTAAAAAGTAAATCCAACAATTCGTTTTCTTCGGTTTCGTCCTCTCCTTTAATCAATCGTAAATCAATATCACCTACCGCCTCTGAACGAGCTTGAACGCAAGCAAAAACCCAATTTCGGTATTCGGTTAAATTCTTCCTTTCTTTTACGGAAGCACCAAGCGACCACCGAGAAGTGGGTAAAATTATTGAAAATTGAGTATTTAATTGCTTGCCTCGTATAAAGCTGAAAACGTCTTTTATTTTCATAGGTTTTGTTTTCCCCCTTTTGATTTTAGTATATCACAGAATTAAAGCGAACGTATCATAGGGATAGAATGTTCCAATAAAATACGCATAGAAATCTCAAAGGCATCTACGCAGTCATCATATCTCTCTGTGCCGAAATTGAGTAATTGTATTTCCAAATCCTCCATACCCTCCCTGCCGAATAAGACCTGCTCATTTTCAATATAAGGCAGGGTGGTTTCAATTCTTGCCCTCTTATCTTTGGTCTGTTTGATTGAGATAGGTTGTATAGAATATCTGCGATAAAACTCCTCAATAGCCGCTCGCTGATACGCCACATCTTCAAAACCCAATAATACGGCAAGGTGAGGATAAA